TGGCTTGCCACCCCGCTCTTTTTTAAAACATGACTTTTGAAAACGAGGAAAAAACGCCTGTTTCTGATTTGGTGGAAACCAAGCGCAAGCCGGGGCGACCGAAAAAGGAAAGGGAATCCCTCGACGTGGAGGGAATCCCCGACGCGAACTTCGCCGAGACGATCAGCAAGCACGAGAGCCTGGTCGTGCTCGCCCGCGAGAAGTACGAGCGGATGCTCAGAGCCGGTGATGCCGAGACCGGGAAGTATCAGGTCACGTATGGCCAGAGCCTGAAGCAACTGGTGGCACTGCAAGAAGAGTCTGAACGCAGAGCCCTCGCAGCTCGTGACAGAATCGAAGCGACCGAAGCGCGCGAAGCGATGCTCCGTCTGGCTGGCCTGATCGTCGAGCGGCTGGACGCGCTGGCCTCGGAGTGCGGCGAGAACTCAAACCCGAAAGACCCCATCAAGGCCATCACTGTCCTGACGGCTTGGGCGCTCGAAGCCCGGGAGAAGATTGCGAACGCGGCGGACGCCTTCCGCCCGCCCGAAGCATGAACGCCGAGGAACTGTTCCGCGAAGGGCTGACGGTGGTCAGGCCGTCGGCGATGTCCGACCCGGTCGACTACCTGCGGCACAACGTGAAGAAGATTCCTGCTGGCGTGTTCGACGGCGGGTACAACCCGAAGCGCTGGCCGTGGATCGCGGAGGCTGTCCGCATCTTCAACCAGTCGACGACGAGCCGGATGTTCATGCCCTGGGCAATCGGCTGTGGGAAGACGCTGACGCTGAAACTGATTGCGACCTACCTGATGGCGAACCGCCGGGCGTCGATGGCCATCTACCTCGACAGCCAGGACAAGGCGAAGGGTTTCACGCTGAACGAGCTGCGCCCCTTGTTCGAGCAGGTGGCCGACATCCGCGCGCAGATGAGCGCCGACGATAACGACAAGTCGGGGACCTTGAGGTTCGCTGACGGCTCGCTGATTCACAACCGATCGGCGTCGACGGAGAAGCACCTGCAGTCCTTGCACGTCCGCTACGTCCTCGGCTCGGAAATCTGGCAGTGGCCGAACGGTGCGGTGGCGATGTCTCTGTCCCGATTGAAGGCAGCGGCGTTCGCGTCGAAGGCGGTCTACGAGAGCCAGCCCGGGAACATCGAAGGACAAGGGGCGGAGTTCTGGAAGTTCTACCTGATGACCGACCAGCGCGAGTGGATGATGTCGTGCCCGGCGTGCTCCAAGACGAGTGCGTGGTCTTGGGATTTTGTGAGGTTTCCGGACGGGGCGAAAGGCATCGACGGCTGGGACTTGGAGCAGGTGCAGAACGGCACGACCTACGAGTGCCCGCACTGCAAGGCGCGGTTGGAGGACAATGACGAGGTGCGGACGATCGCGAACGAGGTCGAGCGTGGGGCTGGCTTCGTCGCCACGGCCAAGCCGGAGAAGGCAGGCTACGTCGGTCTGCACGTCAACGCTCTCGCCTCTACGAGCTGGGGGTCTCTGGCCGTCGACATGATCAAGGCGAAGGAGGTCGCCGAGCTCGGTGACATCACGCCCAGGATGCTGTTCAAGCAGCAGTACTTGGCTCTCCCGTGGGCGGACGAGACAGGCTCACTCGTCGTGAGCACGGAGTCCTCTGACTACGCCATGAAGGACGAGTGGTCGGCCACCTGCTACATCGGGCCGCGTGGCCAGATCGTCGACAAGGAGGAAGCCCCGCCCGGGTCGGTTCCGTTCGTCACGCTGGCCATCGATTGTCAGGGCGACCACTTCTGGATTATCGTGCGGCGCTGGAGTCGCACCGGGCACAGCCGTCTGGCGACCTACGAAAAGGTGCTGTCGAACGACGGCCTGACCGATTGGACCGGGCTCGACGCTATGGCGGCCAAGTGGGGCGTCCACCCTCAGCTCGTCATGGTCGACTCGGGTGACGGCAACAACACGCAGGAGGTGTACAAGCAGTGCGCCATCCGTGGGTGGGGTTGCGCCAAGGGTTCCGGCCAGGAGTATTTCAACGTGAAGACGAAGAACGGGGACATGGTCCGCCGGTTCTATCAATCGCCTTCCGCGATCCACGTGCCGGGGGTGCAGAAGCCGACCTCGCTGGTGGTCTGGTCTAACCTCTCGGGCAAGGACTTGTTCTACGGCCTGCGCGCGCGCAAGGTCTTCAGCTTCGCCCGGGATGCGACCGAGGACTACGTGATGCAGTTGAACTCCGAGACCCGCGTGAAGGAGGGAGGCAAACCCATCTGGCGGTTGCGCCAGGGCGTGAAGCACAACCATGCTTTCGACTGCGAACTGCTCGGGATGCTCATCGCCTGCCGGTGGGGCATCGTCGGCAGGGATGCCGAACCAACCCGAACTGAGAGGCAATAAGTATATGCCTCTCGGGTTGTTCGTAGGGTTGGATGAAGATACCTTGCTCGCCTACAAGCAGCAGGCTCTTGCCGATATGGGCTTAGCGGTCACGTCCTATTCTGACAGCGGTACCTCGGTCAACAAGCAGTGGGGCATCCCCCCGCAGACCCGGATGCTCGAGATTAATTTCGCGCTATCTAAGCTGGACAGTGCCAAGTATGGCGGCGCCCATACCTCGGTCCAGAAGACTTGGACCTACCGCATCGACCTCTGATGGCCACCAAGAAGACACCCAAAACGCCTGCAACTAAGTCGCCTCGGAAGCAGGCGGGGGCGAACTACAGCCAATACGCGAGCACGACCCAGTCGGCCACCCGGCGTTGGCTGCTGACCTCGGCGCCGTCCGACGGTCGCACTGACCTGTCTTCGGTCAACCGTATCCAGATGATCGGTAAGTCCCGCTGGGGTATCCGCAACTCTCCGACCTACAAGCAGGTCATGGACGAGGTCGTGCTGGTCACCATCGGTGACGGCCTCGTGCCTCAGTCCCTGGCACAGGACCCGAAGAAGGCCGCGCAGTACGAAGAGTACTTCCGCAACTGGTCGAAGAAGTGCGACATCAGCGGTCGCTTCACGTTCGGCCAAGTGCAGCGCCTCAGCCTGTTCGGTTCGCTGGTCGATGGGGATGCGTTCCTGCTGAAGACCTACGACCCGAAGACCGGCCGGCCTCGCGTCCAACTCATCGAAGCCCACCGCGTCGGTCCGACCAAGGACGAGTTCAACCCCAAGTGCGTTGACGGCGTCTACCTCGGTTCCTACGGCGAAGTGGTCGGCTACAACATCTACGTCGACGGCGACAAGAAGGACAGGTTCATCCCTGTCGAGTCCATGAGCCACGTCTGCGAGTTCGAGCGTGCGTCCTCCGTTCGCGGATACCCAGTGCTGCAGTCTAGCCTCAATTCTGTGCAGGATCAGCTCGAGGTCTTCGAGCTAGAGAAGACCGCTCTCCGCGCGGCGAGCGACCACGTCATGTTGCTGAAAAAGGCAGGTGGTATGCTTCAGGACGATGCCGCCGCACAGTTCGCTGGCGGTTCCGCTAACGGTTCCTGCGAGCGACTTGCCAGCCAGATGGGCGGCAAACTCGCCGTGGTGGATACCAATGAAGATCTAACCCAAATCGCATCAAACCGCCCATCGCCAGCTTGGGTCGGCATGATGAAGGCCATCGAGCGCGACATCGTCAAGCTGCTCCCTGTCGAATACGTCTCCGACCCTTCCGGCATCACCGGCCCGGCTATCCGCCTAGTGGCCGCCAAGGTCTCACGCATCGCCGCGAAATGGCAGAACCTGACCATCGACACCGTCTGTGACGACACGTGGGACTTCGTCATCTCCTGGGGTATCCAGAACGGCGAACTGCCGGACGACCCCTACTTCAACCGCAAGACGTGGATCACCCCGCGCGACGTCACCGTCGACGCTGGCCGCGAAGCCGCGCAAGACCGTGCCGACCTGCAGATGGGTCTGACCACGGCCACCGCCATCCTCGGCAAGAAGGGCATGACCCACGAAGAGGTCGTCTCGACCCGCGTGAAGGAAATGTCCGCCATGGTTCAGGCCGCCAAGGATGCGGGCCTTCCCCTCTGGATGATTTATCAGTCCGCGTTCAACTGGCTCCAGCAGGGCCAGACCCCGGCGCAGATGTCGCAAGACGTCGCCGACAACCTGGACGTCCCCGAACCTCCCGCCCCCTCTAACCCATGAAGTCTTTACACAATGCTCTCTGTGGTCGCGAGCCGATGCTCTGCGACCCGATCAAGGCCGCGAACCACGCCAAGTACGCCGAGAAGTACGGCGTGGTCGAAGGCGTGCTCGATATGTTCTTCAACCCTGTCGCCAAGCCCTACGTGACCCCGAACGGCACGGCGGTCATCAGCGCCAAGGGTGTGCTGGGTATCGGTCTCACCAAGTTCGAGAAACTCACTGGCGGCGCCGACATGGAGGAAATCTCCGACCAGATTGACGAGGCTCTCGCCAACCCTGCGGTGAAGCGTATCGCTTTCAACATCTCCAGCCCGGGCGGTTCCGTCCTCGGCACCCCTGAGCTCGCCGACAAGGTGGCCATGCTTCCGCTGCCGACCATGGCCTATACCAAGGACCTGATGGCCTCGGGTGGTTTCTATTGGGGCAGTCAGGCCGACCACGTGCTGGCCTCTCCGTCCGCTTACGTCGGCTCCATCGGCGTCATCATGGTCGACGAGTCCTACGCCGAGCACTACAAGCAGATCGGCCTGCAGCTCGAAATCTTCCGTGCGGGTAAACTGAAGGCCGCCAACGTGGCCGGAGAAGGCTACTCCGAAGATATGCGCGGCGAAGAGCAGCGCCGCATCGAGCGTATGCACGACCGCTTCAAGTCTGTCGTGAAGCGCAAGCGCTCTTACGCCAGGGACGAAGACATGGAAGGCCAAGTGTTTACTGGCGAAGAAGCCGCCGAAAAGGGGCTCATCACCGGGCTGGCCACGTCCTTCAACGCCGCCCTCGAAGAGTTCGAGCGGACCACCTAACCCGAACTACCCCGCAATAGTATATGGCTCTCACCATCGAAGAACGCTTCAAGGCCGCCGAGGCCGCTGTCATCTCCCTGACGTCTGAGCGCGACGACCTCCGCAAGAGCGTCGAAGCCGCCGCCGTCAACGTCTCCGTCGAACTGGACGCCGCCAAGGTTTCCCTCGCCGAGAAGGACGCCGCCCTGGCTGACCTCGCCGCGAAGCTTGAAGAAGCCAACGCCAAGGTTTCCGCCCTGGAAGCCTCCGTGCAGTCCGGCGCCAAGGAAGCCGCGAACATCCTCGCCTCTTCTGGCGTCGAAGCCGTCAAGGCCGAAGACACCGCTGCCGCCGCCGCCGTCTCGCTCGCCGATCAGTACGCCTCGATGCCTGCTGGCCCTGAGCGCCGTGCGTTCTTCAAGAAGCACAAGGCCGTCCTCTTTTCCAAGTAACCCTTCACCCACATATCATAACCCACTATGGCTAACACCATCAACAGCGCTCTGATCGTCGACACCGTCGCCGAGCTCAGCCTCACCTCCCTCTCGAACCGCCTCGCCGGTCTTCGCAACTTCGCCTCCGACTTCTCCTCGGACGTGAAGCGCCCGAAGGACGTCGTCCAGGTGGCTCTCTCCACCGCTGGCAGCACCACGCTGACCAACCCGACCTCGTTTAATTCCATCGGCGCCAGCACCCTCGGTGCCTCTGCCGTGGAACTGAACCACCTCTACCAGCCCTTCGGCCTCTCCTACGCTGATGTCCAGAACGGCATCCGCCTCGAGAAGATCCTGAAGATCAACATGGACAAGCTGGCCGACTCCATCTGGGCCGCCGCTACCGCTCCGATCACCGTCGCCAACTTCGGCGCCGCCACGGTCACCGCTGCCGACTCGGCTGTCATCCCTGGCTCTGCTGAACTCAAGGCTCTCTGGGCTGGTGTCAGCAAGGCCGGTCGCAAGACGCTCATCGTCAACCCGGGCATCTACAGCAACCTCATCCCGAACAGCACCAACTCCCTTCCTCTCGCTGAAGGTGCTTACGGTTTCGAAGGCGGCGTGTTCTACGCCAACGTCTTCCCGTCTGAAGCCAAACTCGCTGGTTTCGCCTGCTCGGCTGAAGCCGTGGCTATGGCCGCTGCCAGCCCGGACCTCGACGCCGTCGGCAACCAGTTCCTCGTCCGCGAAGTCGTCCCGATCGAAGGTCTCGGCATCTCGGTCTCGTACAACGTCTGGGTCGACCCCTCCACCCGTAACCTCATCGGTTCCATGGAACTGATGTTCGGCGCGGCCAAGGGCATCACCACGGGCACCATCGCCTCGGTCTACAACCCCTAATCGGGGCTGAGCCTCTGAACAGCCCCCAGCAATGGGGGCTTTTTTGTATCCCCCTTTCCAACCCATGAGCATCTACCAGACCTTTCTCGCAGACTTCCAAGGACTGTTGGCGGACGTAGGCGTCCCGGCCAGCGTCAACGGCAACCTCTTCCTGGTTGCCCTGTCCCGCCCCATGAACACCCCCAAGTTCGACGCGGGGGGCTTCGTCGACCAGAAGATGTGGACGGTGCGATTCGCCGCCGCTACGGCCCCTTGGACGGCTTCTGATGGTCGGGTTGGAGGGCAGGTAGCCACCATCGTCTCGGGCGTCCCTATCGCCTCCTTAGCCGAAGGTAAGAAACTGACGGTCAACGGGCAGGTCCTCCGGGTCAAGGGTCAGGCTTACAAGCAGGCCAGCGCCGTCATCGAGCTGGAGTGCATCGACGATAACCAGTAATGGCTAAGGGCAACCCAGCCATCGACCCGAAGTCCCTGTTGGACTTCACTATGGCCTTGGACGAGTTCGCCAAGCAGGTCGGCGGTGACCTCGAGCAGATCGGGCGGGAGCAGATGCGCCTGATGTGCCGGGACGCCATGACCTTCACGCCCCCTATGCCCAAGGGCGGAGGCCGTGGCCTGCTGGACGCTGCGCGCCGTGCCGGTGCCAACAAGCTAGGCAACGACGTCAAACGCATCTTCATTCCCCAGGACGCCCCGGTGAAGGGCAAGTCCGTCTTTCTCCGCCAGATCGTGAACGCGGTGAAACTTGGCCGAGGTGCTGAGGGCGGCTTCGGCGCCGAGTGGCTGGACGTCTATACCAGCCAGACCGCTGGCAAGGTTCGCGGCCTGTCCCCTGTCCTCCGCAAGATCATGCAGGACACCGACCACCACCGGGCGTTCAAGAAGGCCAGCAACTACCTGAACAAGGCCAACATCCGTGGCACCTATCGACCTGTGGCCGGCCTCGCCCCGGACCCGCGTCCCATCCACGACAAGTATAAGAACGCCGTGAACGGACGATGGAAGCGCAACCAGCCCATCGGAGGCCCGCAGTATTACATCGAATCGACCGCCGCCCTGAATGCCTACATCCTCGACCGCCAGCAGAAGGTCGGCCGCGTCAAGGCCGGGTGGGCGTTCAACCTCCGGCAGATTCCCAAGCCCGTGAACAAGAAGGGAGTCGAGCGCAACTTCGGCGTCTACAACGCGCCCTGGGTGGATTCCAACATCCGCTCCGGCACGGGGGTCTTCAGCCAATCGGTCACCAAGAGCCGCGTCTCGATGACCATCCAGAACCTGATCGGCAACATCAACAACGTGGCCAAGGACGCCAACACCGAGAACATCGTCTACGGAAATCGCGTTCGCCAAATCAAGGACACGGTGCAGGCTCGTATGCGGGACGCCATCGAACGGGCCAACCGCAAGAAATCCAAATAACTTTATGGGCTACAAATCCGCACGACACATCGTGGAAGCCGTCCTGGCTTCCTACCTCGACAGCCAGCCAGAACTGAATGGCGTCACGTTCTATACCGGGGACTCAGCTGAGACCGCCACGCTCCCCAAGTGCGTGGTCCTATGCGACTCCGCCCGGCTGCCGAACGACTTCCCTGACGGCCTCGGCAACTACAACTGCGGGGTCCGGGTGACCGTATTCGACTCCGCCGACGACACCACCCTAAGCCAGCACCGCGAGCGCTGCGCCGCCATCGCCGGAGCCATGCAGGACCTTACCGCCATCAAGGCGGGCTTCGTGGCCAGCGGGGATGCCCTCTGCTACGACATCACCCCCACCGCTGAGGACGAGGGGGTAAACGAGCGCTCCTGGGCCTCGGTCTTCTCCTACGACCTGCTGATTGTGGTGAACCCTCAGTAACCCGAACTACCAGACAATAGGTATATGGCAGCAATCGTCCAGGGCGTCAGTGCAATCTATGGCTGTGGCGACACCCTCGTCTCCAACGCCGTGGTGCAAAGTTACACCAACGACGGTGAGTTCACCGCCGAGGCCACCATCGTCGACGAGAACGGTCTCACCGTCGCTTGGCGCGGCGATGACCGCAAGACTCAGATCACGGTCGAGATGATTGCCAAGACCAGCGCCATCCCGGTCCTCGGTGCTTCTTTTGAAGTCACGGTCAACACCGCCTCGTCATACGCTGGTGGTACTGCTTCGACTTCGTTCTCGGGCTGGGTCACCAAGGTTTCGGACAAAGGCTCGAATCGCGGCTACTCCGCCGTCTCTGTCACTGCTGTCGGATACGAGGGGATTTCCTAAATGGACAGGCGCTTCCTGAGCGCCTTCACGGACCCTTCTGACCAAGTAAAGATTCTTGGGCGTAGGGTCGCGCCATTTGCGCTGATTCACCGCGTCCAACTGGAAGCGGCGGACAGCCCCCTTCTCCGCTCCGACGCGCAGATCCGCCCCATCGACCTGCTGGTGGCCGTGAAGATCTGCGCCGGTGAACCCATGGGCAAGGCTTCGTTCCTCGACTCCTGGCACGTCGGCAAGATGGCCAACAACCCGGACTACTTCGCCGAGCAAATCGACAAGTTCTCGCAGATCGTGCTGGTCGAGTCTTGGCCTAAGTTCTGGCAGAAGCGCAGCCGAAACGGTGACGCCACCGGCATCCCCTGGGTGCTTTCGGTCGTGGCCAATCTGGTTGCCAACGGCATCCCCGAGACCCGGGCATGGACCATGCCTGAGTCCCAAGCAATCTGGATGAACTCGGCCTTTGCCGTCATCAAGGGCGCCGAGCTGAAAGTCCTGACCACCGAGGAAGAGAAACTCATGGAGGAAATGGACAAACAAAAATGAGCAACGTAATCCAATTCAGCATCAACGGCGACACCAACGCCGAGAAGGTCACAGACCGCGTCAAGCAGTCCGTCTCCAACCTGGAGAAGAATATGCAGGGCATCGAGTCGAAGTTCAAGAGCTTCGGCAAGGACCTGTTCCTCTCCTTCGCGGCGCCGATGGTTATCCTGAATCAGGCCATCAACATGATCTCGTCCGCCATCGAGAAGTCCCGCCAAGACGTGCGTGACGCTCTGGCCGACGCGGAGAAGGGCGAGAACAAGTATATGCGCGCAGGCACCACCGCCTCCGCCCGGGAAGTCGCCAAGCGCAGGCAGGACGCTCTTGACCGCAAGAACGCCGAGATCGCAGCCGAAGCCCTCGCCGCTGAGCAGCTGAAAGAAGGCGGCGTCCTAGGTTTCGGCGGAGAGGCCGACGCGGCCCTCGCCCAATACGAAGCCGAAGGGGCCAAGATGGGCGGCATGGAAGCCTTCAAGCGAGACATGAAGGGTATGCTCTTTTACTTTGGCCTGAGCGATATGAGCAAGGACAAGGATATGCAGGATGTCCTCGAGCGCCGTGCTCAGGCCCGCATGGCAGACTCCCCGGAAGCCAAGGCAGAAACCGCCGCTGCCAAGCAGAAGGAAGCCGCCGAGATGACTATCGCCAAGCAGAAGGAACTCGACTCCAAGCCGACCTCTTTCAAGGGACCTGAAGGCTTCTCCAACGTGGTAGGCGTAGGCGCCAACCCTGTCATGGAAGCGATGACCGCTCAGCTCGAAGAGCAGCGCAAGCAGACCGCCCTGCTCGAGCGTATCGCGGCAGGTGGTCCTTCCCCGGCTGATGGCTGGCTGGCCGCTCCCACTGGAAACCCCCACGTCGACGGCTACGGCGACCAGATGTAATCACCTTTATGGCACGTCAAGACTACGGCAACAACCTATCAGCCCCGGTGCTACAGCCCGGTGCCAAACTGAGCAACGACGGCTACGGCCTGCTCACGGCCACCTGCGTCTGGAAGGCGAACACGGACAACGATCTGTCGGTCGGCAACCGAGGCTCGACCTGCCCCATCAACGCGGCCCTCGCCGCGCACAAGTTCGGCGTGACCTACGACAACCTGGGCATCGCCACGATTACCGTCGACTACATCGGCATCGACCCGACTGTGAACGATGGCCTGTATACCAACCCGGAAGTCGCCGCGTCAAACGGCCTGACCTCCGAGAACATCACGGCCAACCCTAACTTCTTCGACGATGGCGGTGACGGCTACGCTGGCATCATCGCAGGTCGAACCTATACGCAGTCCCCGCTCGGACCGATGGTCGAAATCAAGAGCCCTGCGGACTTCGTTTCGGTCATCACCGGCTACAACTCTGACGGCACCCCGGTCACCGGCCTCGTCAGCAAGAAGCAGTCCTACGTCGGACTGAACGGCTCTTGCTTCGAGGACGTCAGCGGCGGCCGCTTCATCGGCTTCGTCGACTCGAACTTCAAGCACCTGTACGGCAAGACGAACTACCTTGCCCCTCAGTCGTCCTTCTCCGGGCATTTCTACACAACCTCTTCCGCCGAGGTCCAGAACATGGTCTCTTACCTTGGCACGACCTCCCGCGACAACGACTGGTCGAGCGTCCTGCCCCCCATCATCCCCGACTACGCTGGCACCACTTGGGTCTCAAGCGTGGCCAACGGCTCCTTCAATCAGCTGCTGTTGTCCCAGGTCAACGTCGAGGACTACGGCCTGCTCTACAAGGTGAACTATGAAGTGCGCTTTAGTCTGGTAGGTTGGAGCGACAAGGTCTACCGTGACAACCGCCTGATCTGAGCCATGAAGACAATCCAGCCCGGCGACGGATATACCTTCTCCGCATCGTCGAGCGGATTCAACCTGAACATCGAGCAGCCCTGGACGCCTCCGAGCGACACGGGCATCTCGTTTGGTATCGCGCTGCCGAACTTCCCAGACCCGCCCCAGCCGCCGGAGCCCCCGGACCTTCCGGCCCTGCTGACGCCTGCCTACCTCAACAAGCCCCAGCAGTTCCAGTGCAACGTGCTGTCCATCCCAGTCTCGGGCACCCCGACCCCTGTCATCCAAGTGGCCATGGGCTCGGTCACCTATACGCATTCTTTGATGCCCTACATCAAGACTGGGGCGTTTCTAGACCACAGGCAGGCATACATCAACTTCGTCGCGGTTAAGTCCTCCAGCGTCACGCCAGCCCCCTTGGCTGACGCAACCTCCCCTTGGATGCTCGGCGGTGGCGGTTACGCTCTGACCGGCACTGGTCGCTGGTATGTCACCCTGTCGAAGTGGGACGCTGGCAACGGCGCCTTCACTGGCGGACTGCTGGATCAGAACCTCCCCTGGGTGTCCTTCGTCAAGGACGGCTCGGCTGAGTTCAACGCCCTGTTCGTCGACTCGGGTCCATCCCTTTACCAGAACATCACCAACGTCCAGAAGATGACGGGTTACGCTGGGGTGGTATCCGGCAAGGACTGGGGCTATTGCCACACGACCTACTTTAACCCCCGCTTCTTCGGTCACCACGTCCGCGTGCTGGCCATCATCGACTCTGTCGCGGCTACTCCGTCCACCGTGGTTGTCAACGTGGTCAGGGACGGCAGCTCATCGGCCGGCAATAGCATCCAGCAGGTGGTCTTCGCCGGTGACTACAAGTCCGGCGGGGCGACCTTTACCCACGGAGCGGCCACGACCACGACCACCTTTAACCCTTCCACGCAGTCGGCCTACGATCTGCAGGAATGCCTCAACACCATCCCGGCCTTGGACGGCAACGTGTTCGTCCAGCAGGTATCGGCTGGTGTCTACCAGATCGAGTTCACCAACATCCTGCGGAACAGTTCCGTGGCTGCGCTTACGGCCAACTCTACCCTGACGTCCTTCACGACCTGGTATCAGGTCAGCCAGATGCACGTGGGGTCGCAGGACATCGTCATTCCCTGCGAGCTCAACGCCACTTTCCTGATGAACAAGGAAGGCGTGACCGAGGCCCAGGACCCTTACTATGTCAACGCGGCCACCACCCCTACCTTCAACAACGTGGTCAACCGATCTGACGCTACCGCAGCCAATGCGCTGACTTTCATTCCCGCCTTCGCCACCCCCGTGGTCAACACCACCACACCGCGCGCTTTCACGACCTACACCCTCGACTACAGCGAAACGGGCGGATGCGGTCCCGAGCCAGAGCCCGACTTTATGCACCCCTTCAAGGTCATCCACGAGGAAACCACTGGCGGTATGTCCACCTACTCCATCGTCTCGGGCACGGTCAACAACGTCACCCCTGGCAACATCGCCAGCACGATCACCGTCTCGACGAGCACCTACGAAGTATGGGTCAAGGCGCCGTTCGCGGCTGGGGTCTTCCCCGCCACCTCCGGCTTCGAGTGGAACATCGGAACCCCGCTGCCGTCCGACACGGACGCCGAGGGCTATATCCGTATCGCCACCGTCAACGGCTCGACCGTCACCCAGTTCGTCACCGGCTCGCTGTGGGCTGACCGCATCAAGCTCGGCTCGGCCACGGCGACCTACTACTACGCCCGAATCTGATGGCCACTGGAGTAGGCACAGCCACGGCGACGTCGACCTGGGGCAAGTTCCGTTGCGCTTGGTGCCTGCAGCTGAACTACGACGTGCCGGAGTTTGGCGACTACCACATCACCTACGGATCAGGCCAGAAAGCCGCCGCCGCAGGAAGCGGTCTTATCAGGTGGCGCCCTCGGCCCCTGTCGCCTACCAACTCCGATGAGCTACAGCCTACAATCTGGAATCAAGTCTTTACGGTTTCCTTCCCTCCCTTCATCGGTGGCAATCGTATCTGGGCTCAACCCCCTCAGGCGAAGGCTGGAAGTCCGACCGGGTTCGAGAGTTATGCGGTTACGGACGAAGCCAAGGCCGTGATGACAGGCGCAACCGTCACATTCTTCGACGGACGCACCACGGCCATCACTTCGACCCTGTGGGACGAATACCGCCAAGTCTGGTCTGGCCCTACCCTAAACGAGCCAGACGCGGGGGACGTGGTCTCAATCGGCAACCTGACGGCCTTCTGACGGATAAAACCCGAAATCCGCCACAATAGGTATACCTATGTCGAACAGTGTCACAGTCAGCCAGGGGAACACTTTCGCCTGCACGTTCGTCTGGACCCCGGGTGCTACCGGCCCCGCGAACCTGCTGGCCACCACCCTCACCTCTACGGTCGAGGACAGGTGCGGCACGCAGTATCCCCTGACCGTGACCAAGGCGCTGGACGGCCTGTCGTTCACCGTGGCCTACCCGGGCGACACCGCCGACTGGCCGCTTGGCTGGGCCAACTGGGACGTGAAATTTGTCTTTCCCGGCTCGACCATCAGCCGCTCCGAAATCTTCCGTATCAACGTAACTGACAGCGTCACGGTCTAAGCCATGCCTGACGCGATCATCACCGCCACGGCCTCGACCTTCGGGACCATCACCGGCACGTTCGCCGCTGACCAGTCGACCATCACCGGCACGGTCACGGGCATCATCACTGGCACCCTGACGGGAAGTGTCGGCGTCCCAGGCGCACCCGGTCCGACTGGCCCTGCTGGTCCTACTGGCCCCACTGGTCCCATCGGACCTGTCGGCCCTACTGGCCCCAAGGGTGACACGGGCGACACTGGAGCTACAGGCGCAACTGGCCCCACTGGTCCGACTGGCCCGCAAGGTATCCAAGGCATCCAAGGTCCGCAGGGACCGCAAGGTAACACCGGCCCTCAGGGCGACGTAGGTCCGCAAGGCCCTATCGGTGAGACTGGCCCCCAAGGCCCTCAAGGTATTCAGGGCATCCAAGGCGAGACGGGTGCGACTGGCGCGACTGGTGCCACCGGCCCGCAAGGCATCCAAGGCGAGACTGGCGCTCAAGGCCCTATCGGTCCGCAAGGCCCAATCGGTCCGCAGGGCATCCAGGGCATCAACGGCGACAAGTACGAGACGACCTCCACGACTAGCCTGACTCTTGGCAACGTGATCCAGACGCTGACGGTCGAGGCTGGCCTCGCGTATACCGTGCAGCAGTCGGTGATCATCGCATATGATAACGACAACCATATGCATGGTGACGTCACGAGCTACAACTTCACGACGGGCGTCATCGTCATCGACGTAAAGAACCACACCGGGGCAGGCACGTTCGCCTCTTGGACGGTCAACCTCGAAGGCGCTGCAGGCATCCAAGGTCCGCAAGGTCCGGCTGGTCCTACTGGTCCGCAGGGAGCCACCGGGCCGACTGGTCCGCAGGGACCGCAAGGCATCCAGGGCGACACCGGGGCCACTGGTGCAACGGGTGCCACTGGTCCTCAGGGACCTCAGGGCGATACCGGGGCAACGGGAGCCACTGGCCCGCAAGGACCGCAGGGCGACACTGGAGCTCAGGGACCGCAGGGCATCCAAGGTATCCAAGGTATCCAAGGACCTCAGGGTAATACCGGGCCGACTGGTCCTTCTGGCGTGGTCAACGCGACCGCCCCGCTGGCCTATGACGCGGGCACGCAGACCGTCAGCATTAACCTGTCCGGCTACGCCACGGAGTCCTGGGTGACGGCTGGATTCTATCCCCTCACGGGCAACCCTTCTGGCTTCATCACGTCTTCGGCGCTTACGCCTTACCTGACCAGCGCCACGGCGGCCTCGACCTATCAGACCCTGTCGGGCATGAGCTCGTATCTGACGACCTCGGCTGCCGCCAGCACCTACTACCCTCTGACGGGCAACCCCTCGGGCTTCATCACTTCGTCCGCTCTGAGCCCTTACCTCACCAGCGCGACCGCCGCCAGCACCTACGCCACAATCCTCGAGCCGAGCGTCGACGGCATCCTCACTGTCGAGCCTAGCGGAATCAACTCCGCCACCGTTCAAGTCAATCAGGACGCCAACAACTACATCCACCTGCGGGCTGGAGTCGGGCAGATTGCCATGGTCTACGGTGGTTCGCTTAAGTGGTTGTTTACGGACAGCTACTTGCAGTTCCCAGGCGGAACCCAGCAGACTGTCGCCTACCCCGGCTCGTCTGGCTTCCTGCTTAAAACGGACAACCTGAGCGGTCTGGCGAACACCGGCACGGCCCGCACGAACCTCGGCCTCGGCACGATGGCGGTCGAGACGGCGAGCAACTACCTGACCACGGCCACGGCGGCGAGCACCTACCAGACTCTGTCGGGTATGTCCTCCTACCTGACCACGGCTACCGCCGCGTCTACTTACCAGACGATCAGCGGGATGTCGTCCTACCTCACGACCGCTTCGGCTGCTTCGACCTACTTCACGATCGCCAGCGCCGCGAACAAGGCCGACCTCGCCAGCCCTGCGCTGACGGGAACCCCGACCGCCCCGACGGCTGCCGCCGCCACCAACACCACGCAGATCGCCACGACTGCGTTCGTGACCACGGCGGATAACCTAAAGGCGAACCTCGCCTCGCCGACCTTCACTGGAACCCCTGCGGCTCCGACCGCCACGGCGGGAACGAACACGACTCAGATTGCGACGACTGCTTTCGTCCGTGCGGATAACAACGTCAAGGCTTGGGTTAACTTCAACGGCACGGGCACGGTCTCCATCCGCGCTTCATTAAATGTGTCATCCATTACGGACAACGGATCAGGAGATTATACTGTAAACTTCACCACTGCTTTTAGTGATGCAAATTACGTTGGCTCGGGTTTTAGCGGTGACGCGGCTTTTTCGGTAATGACTGCTGTTTTTAGTTATGGAACTTACACGCAGACTACATCCGCTTTTCGATTTAAATGCGGATACCCACAGGGGCCATCATATCCTGCTGCGCTTGTTGACGCTTCATATCTTCTTTTTTCCTTCATCCGATGAATAACCCTCGCATCATCTACCCGACGCCCGAAGGTGGCGTGGCTATCATCATCCCCGCCCCCGACTGCGGACTGACCATCGAGCAGATCGCCGCGAAGGATGTCCCCGCTGGCGTCCCCTTCCGTATCATCGACGCCGCCGACATCCCGTCCGACCGCACCTTCCGCAACGCCTGGGAGTTCTCCGCCGAATGAGCATCCGCATCAACATCGACAAAGCCAAGGCCATCAAGCTCGACCAGTTCCGGGCAGAGCGTGCGCCTAAACTCGCCGCCCTCGACGTGGCCTTCGTCCGTGCGCTTGAGCAAGGCGACACCGACGAGCAGTCCCGCATCGTGGCCGAGAAGCAAGCCCTCCGCGACGTGACCAAGCAGCCGCTGCCCGACGACGTGGCCTCCCTCAAAGACTTCAAACCCGACATCCTCAAATGATCACCCACCTCCTCGCCCTCCTCGTCGGCTTCGTCGCCGGTGCTCTCGTCTTCCGCAAGCACGCCGCCAGGGCCTCCGAACTGGAAGCCAAGGGCAAGACCATCCTCGACGCCCTCAAGGGCAAGTAAGCCGTGCGCCTGCTCCTGGTCATCGCCCTCGCGGCCCTGGCTGGGTGCAAGTCCACCCCCAAGGCGGAACTGCCTGCCGCCGTCCCAGCCCCGAAGGCTCCCGACCTCTCCGCCGTAGGTTCGACCCTCGACGTCATCGACTCCCGCGTGGCCGCCGCCGTGACCATCGCCCGGGAAGCGAACACCGCAGGGAAGCCCTCCGTCGTCGAAGAGGAACTGAGCGTCGCCTCGTCCTTCCTGCCGAAGCCGACCGAAGGAGACCTCGCCTACGCTCGCCAGCGATCGGAGAAGGCCACCCCCGCCGACTACGAGAAACAGCGAGCCAAGGCCGCCGAGAAGCAGAAGGCCGCCGAGCAAGCCTGGACAAACCTCGAAGCCCAAGTCGCCGCGAGCAAGGCCGCCCTCCTCGCCCGGGACAAGCGTATCGCCGACCTGACGGCAGAGATTGAGCAGGGCAAGAAAGACATCTGGACCATGGCAGGCGTGGCCTGTGCTCTGCTGGGTGCGGTGTCCATGGTATTCGCCGGACCCAAGGTCGGCCTGCCGTTGCTGGCCTGCGGTGCCGCCATCGGCGCCTTCCCTTTCGTCGTCGAGTCTGAGTATTTCCCGTGGATCGCGGGAGGTTTCCTCCTGGTCTGTGCTGGCCTAGGCATCTGGGTCGTTTGGGACATGGCCCGCGACAAGGTCAACAAGCCCCCGCAGGAATGAGCTCCAGCCCTATCGACCCGGAGTCCATCCCGAAGGAACTGAAGGACGGCGTAGTTGCCGCCACGATCGGCGCGTTTTCAATGGCCAGTCGCCTCATGCTCTCAGACGAGAAGCACACGTGGGGGTGGGTGGCTCGCCGCGTCATGGTGGCTTCTGGCGTGGCCTGCCTCTCCGGCTACGTGCTGGTCGAATACATCTCCAGCCCGGGCCTGCGGATGGGCGCCATCGGTGCGCTCTCTTACGCATCTCCAGAAGTCCTCGACGCCCTGCTGCGGGCAGTCAAAGCTCGAGCCAACCGCGAAGCCGACCGCATCGCTGGCAGTCCCAAGCCAAAGCCCAATGGCAAAGCCTCCCGAAAGAAGCGCAAGTGAGGGCAACCTGCTCCTGGTCGTCTGCCTGCTGGTGACCTTCGCCGGGCTGGCCTCGGTGACCACCGCCTACACGGCAGGGTTCGTCGTCGACCAACTGCAGAGCACTGACGCCCTTGTGATGCTGGTGACCGATGGGGGCAAGCTGCGCTCGGACTCCGAAAGCCTTGAGCAGAATATGTCCTCGGCCACCCTAGCCCTGCGGTCTGTCCGTGAACTAGGGCTGGCTATGGCGTTTGGATGCCTTGGCGTGGCCGTGGCGGTGGGTATCAGGGTCTGGCGGGGTAGACGGCAGGGCTGACCCAGAAGCCCCCTTCCTAGGGCATCCTAGCGGGGGTGCCGATTTACCGTTGACGGCGACCCCTGCCCGGGCAGTCTGTCCGTATCCCGCACATGAATCCCACCGACCCGTTGGCCGACCTCTACGCTCAGATCTTCAAGATGGTTGAATCTGAGCCCCGCTTTAAGATTGAAGCGCACCGCACCAGCAAGCCCGCCCTGTCGCAGGCCATGCTGGCCAAGCCCTACAAGGGCATCCTCCCCGAGTCCTTCGCCTGTGAGCCGAAGATTGACGGCGTTCGCGTGATCGTGGAAGTCTGCCGCGAGACGCTGGCCGTGGTGTTTAAGACCCGCAACGGCAACCCGCTCCCCGCCATCCAGCACTTCGAGGGCGTGTTCTCCGCTCTGGCCACCCTGCACGGCGTGTTCACCTACGACTGCGAGGCCGTGTCCGGCTCTGACTTCTTCGACGGCGTGGGCGCCATCCGCTCCCAGCACCGTGACGACGACGCCCGCCTCTGGCTGCTCGACCTGCCCGACGATGTGGGCACCTACTCTGAGCGCCGCGAACTGATGTCCCGCATGGTCCTGCCGTCCAACGTCACCCTCGTCCCCTCGTTCTCCAACCTGTCCCCGAACGATGCCTTCCGCCGCTTCGTCTCTCAGGGCTTCGAGGGCGCCATGATCAAGGACACCGACTCCCCCTACTCGCAGGGCAAGCGCTCGAACGCTTGGCTCAAGGTCAAGGCCGTCGACTCCGAGGACTGCCCCATCGTTTCCGTGCATGAGGGCAAAGGCCGTCTCGCTGGCACCATGGGTCACGTGGTCGTCGAGCACGGCACCCGCCTCGTCCGCGTCGGCGGTGGCTTCACCGACGAGCAGCGCCGTCAGATCTGGGAGAACCGCGACAGCGTCATCGGCTCCTGGCTGGAAGTGTCGTTCCAGAACATGACGCCCGAAGGCTCCTTCCGCCACCCCCGCATCCGGGGCGACAAGTAATACGACGTATGACCACCCTTTCCCACCCGCACATGAACAACGCCGAATACCACGCCAGCCCGGCGGTCTCGAACTCGAAGCTCTCCCGCTTCATCGAGTCCCCGCGTCTGATGAACACGCCCCGCAAGAAGACCCCTAGCCTCCGCTGGGGTTCTCTCGTCCACACCATCATCCTCGAACCGCAGCTCATCGAGGGCACTTGGGCCGTCATGCCCGAGGGTCTCGACAAGGGCAAGGGCGCCAAGGCTCGCGAGGAAGAGTTCCTCCTGGCTAACGAGGGCAAGGAGATCGTCAGCCACGATGAGTTCGTCCAACTGTCGAACATCGCCACGGCGGTTCAGGAAGACGAGGAAGCCAACGCACTGCTCTCCGGCGAAGGGGTCAACGAGTCCTCCTACTTCTGGACGGACGCCATCACCGGCATCGATATGCGCTGCCGACCTGACCGCTACCGCGACGACGGCCTGCTGGTAGATGTGAAAACCACTGCCAGCATCGAGCACTACGCCTTCCGCCGCTCGGTCTGGGACTACGGCTACGACCGCCAGACTGCGCTGTATATCGACGGCATCGAGGCCGTGACCAGCCGCCGCCCCCGAGGCTTCGCCTTCATCGCCGTCGAGGGCAAGGACGCCCCCGAGGTCTTCGTCCAGGTATTCGTGATGACCTACGCCGACATCGAACTGGGACGCCGTCGCTACCGCAAGGCGCTCGACCTGATGAAGTCCTACCGCGATCAGTTCGGAACCGACCCGCAGGCTTGGCCTAAGAAGACCGGCCCGGGCGTCATCGAAGTCGACCTCTCCAAGTTCAACGCCTAATCTCATGTCCAACGCCATCATCCCGAAGAACGCCTCTGAGCTCGTCCGCTCCGAGGGCCTGCAGCAGCAGGTCAGCAAAGCCCTCCCCAAGGGCGAAGACGCCACCCGCTTCATGCGCTGCGTGGTCACCGCCTGCAACAAGAACCCCAAACTGTGGGATTGCACCCCTGCCTCCGTGGCCTCGGTCATCCTGCAGGCCGCCCAGTGGGGTCTGATGCCGGACGGCCATCACGCCCACCTCATCCCCTACGGCAACGACGCCACCCTGCAGTTCGACTACAAGGGCATCCTTGCGCTTATCATGCGCTCGGGCGAAGTCGCCCACGTCTACGCGGATGTGGTCTGCAAGAACGACAAGTACCGCTTCAACCTGGGCAAGGTCGAAGAGCACGTCGTCGACTTGGCCGCAGATCGGGGCGAACCCTACGCGGCCTACTCCATCGTGCGCTTCAAGGACGGCGAGACTTCCGCCTGCCAGATGAGCAAGGCCGAGATTGAGGCCATCCGTAAGGCCAGCCGCTCCGGCTCTTCCGGCCCTTGGGCGACCTACCCGCTTGAGATGTGGAAGAAGACCGTGTTCAAGCGCCACGCCAAGTGGCTCCCCCGCCTGCCGCGTGAAGTCCAGCAGGCCATCCAAGACGACAACCAGGCTGAGTTCGGCCAGCGCACTGTGGACGGCCAGCCGGTGCAGTCCGCAGCTGAGGCCATCAAGGACGTGGTGAAGAAGGCCAAGACACCAGAGGCCGCGCCTGCAGCCGAACCCAAGGCCGACGAACCTATCGATATTTAGGCTGACGCAGGAGTGCCGTGTAGCCGGGCCGATCTCCGCAAGGGGGTCGGCCTTATTATTTGCAGTGACCGCAAGTCTGGTCAGAACCTTAAGCCATGGGACGCAAGCCCAAGGTGCCGAAGGTCATCGTCCGCCCCTTACCGGGCGACACGGCAGGGCTGGCTTGCAAGGCCGACAACACGATCGAGATAGACCCGAACATCACCGAGCGTGAGCGCCTGCGCGTGACCGTGCACGAGGCTTATCACCTCGCAGACTGGAAAGCCCGGGAAGAGAAGGTCGACCGCGTCTCGCGCAAGATCGCGGACGTGCTCTGGTCCCAAGGCTACCGACGAATCTCCAAATGAAACACATACTCATCCCAATCTGTGGGTTCGCCAGGGCAGGGAAAGACTCCCTCGCCGACTTTATCTTCGACCACCTCGAAGTGGCCGAGCCGAGTTATTCCGTCATCACGCTGAAGTTCGCCGACGCGCTGAAGACCGACCTCGAGAAAGCCCTAGGCGCCGTGGGCGTAAAGGTGGACGCATTCACCGAGGACACCGAAAAGAAGAAGGCGCTGCGCCCGATGCTCGTGGCCTACGGAGAATACCGCCGGAGCATCGACCCTGACGTCTGGGTCAAGAAGGTCCTGAAGGAAATCGGCGTATGGGTGAACGAGACAGTGGCCGAGTCCGACAGCACCGGCTCGGTCATCCTCGTCCCTGACCTCAGATACCTGAATGAATACGAGAAGCTGAAGGCCGTGGCCGACCAGCATGGTTGGGCGTTCGTCCCGATCTACATTGAGCGCCATGGCAACTTACCCGCGAACGAGCAAGAGGCTTACAGCATCGCCGAGATGGCGGCCAAGGGTTGCTTCAGCACCGGCAACGCCCTGCAACTCTCCTTCGGTGACAAGTCCCTCGAGCGCATCAGCCAGTGGGCCAAGAAGTTCACCCAGGAGATGAGCGTTTACCGATGAACATCACCCGCAAGTGGAAGCGGTTCGCGGTCGTGTCCTGCTCGCACGGGCATCTCATCGACCCGGCGGCAGGCAAGGCCGTCACGGACTTCATCAAGGCTTTCCAGCCCCACCGCTTCGACCACGCGGGAGACTATACTGACCTCTCCCCCATGATGGGCGGAGGCAAGGGCGACGGCGACCCGCTCGGCCCGGACGTCGAAGAGGGGCTCGCTTTCCTCGAGCAGCTGAAAGCCTACAAGGACCTCGAGCTCGTCATCCACGACGGCAACCATGAGGTCCGCTTACGGCGCCTCTCTCAGTCCTCCAATCAGGTCATCGCCGAGTGCGCCCGGCTCCTGCTCGTGCAGATCCAACAGCACTGCCTCAAACTGAAGGCCAAGCAGATTCCCTACAACGGCATCTGGGAAGGCTCGCGCATCGGCAACGGCCTCATCACCCACGGCTCAATCTATAACGAGAACGCCTGCCGCGACATGGCCGAGATGTACTGCAAAGGCGGCGTCTCGGTCGTCATCTTCGGGCATACCCACTCCCCGGGCATCGCCAAGGGTCGCCGCGACGACTCTCCCCTGGGCATCAACGTCGGCACGCTGACCCGCACGGGTTGCATGGACTATGCCTCGGGGCGCCGTAAGACGTTCTCGTGGGGGCAGGCCATCTGCTACGGCGAGTACTCCGACGACCTTATCATCCCCACCCTTTACGTCCACCCGCAGGAACTCGCAGGACAGCCATGGCGCATCAACGTCTGACCGAGACCAGCAAGTTGCTTGCGATCCTGATGCGTGAGCTAGGGGACAGCACCACCCCGGAGGATAACCAGGGCGAAGGCTGGCTCAGGACCAAGGACCTGTTGCCCCTGCTGGGTGTGGCTACAATGGGCTCAGGCCGGGAACTTGCCGACAGGATGGTGGCCGCTGGCCTAGCCGAGCGTAAGCGCATCAAGCACGACCGAGTCCTGTTCCGGCTGTCGCCTAAGTTCGCAACGTGGAAGGAGGCCAGGTCAGCCCTCCGTGCCACTAGGGTGGACAAGGTGCCCGAAGGATGGGCGTCCCTGTCGACTATCGCCCTCGAGATGGGCATGACGGTTCGCGGCCTGCAGTATCAGGCGACCCAAGGGCGGTTTCCCTATAAGGTTTATAAGACTCCCTCGACGACCCGCCACTACGAGCGCAGCCGATTCAAGCGGTAAAAGGGAAGGCCACCCTTGCGGATGGCCTGAGCCCGACTGCCCTCTTGCGATCCCGCACAAGTGATTGTGCCGGGCTCGATGCCTAACGTGCTGACGGCTTACGCTTTGGCAAGCCCCAAGCCAGCGTGTTCACCTGCCTTGCCTTGTCGAACTTCGCCCTCGGGACGAACGCCAAGCTGAAACCGTAGCGCGAGTAGCCCGACCAGCCGAGGTTCCACGCCAGCCAGATTTCCCCGGGGAGCGGAGTCCGCCCGATCTGCTTGGCCAGCCTGACCTTCAGGACAGTCAGCCAGGTGCGAGCGTAGTCCCTTGCCCGGGCAGGGTCGGCAGCCGAAGCATAGGACCAGACGGCCAGCCCCGCGTTGCGCCTGATGGCCGAGCAATCGCGCCACGCGACAAGGTGCCACTGGAGGCATCCCTTGGCCTTGCCACCATCCCCATCGGGGGTAGCCGCCCCACGGCCAGAGGACTCGATGTGCTCGACGGCCTGCAGAGTCTGGTCTGGGATGGCCTCAGAGGCGAGAAGGCCAGCGGTGAGGGTAAGGAGTAGGGTCATGGGTGCTTAGGGGCTTGGCGGGGCAGGGAAGGGGTAAAGCCGAGGCGTCGGCGGACTGAGTACAGGGTATGGGGATTGATGCCCGAGGTTTCCGCAAGCTGCGGGATGGTCATCCCCTGGTCGAGGGCGGTCTGCACCAGTTCCTTGACTGACCCCTGCGGCCTACGGACGGCACGGAGGGTGAAGCCGTAGTCCCGAGCGCAGGATCGGATGGAGTGCACCGGGTAGCCGGTCCGCTTGGCGACGTCCATGGCGGTCAGGCCGGAACCGTCAGCCAGGGCGCAGGCTTCCTTCACGGCGCCGTAGGGGGCGCGCTTACCCACGGCGTTTGCCTTTCTTGCGGAGGTAGCCGACCGCGTCGTTGGCCGCGTCTCGCTCGACCTTGGCAGTGTCGAGTTGGTTCTGCAGGTCGTAGACGTGGTCGTCGAGCACGGCCATGTCAGCCCGCAAATCGTTGCACTGCTTGACCAGCCGGGCACGCTCGTCGGCGAGATGCTGGACAGTCAGCCAGGGATTGAGGAACCACCAGAACGGCAGTTCGGGCACGGCGTTGATGATGACCTTGGACTTGGCCGAGTCGTCGGTCAGTTCCATGGTCCACTTGGGGTCATAGGTATAGGTCTTATCAGGGTTCATCGTTTTAGTTTAGGGAGTTTGCGGTATTGGCGGTAAGAGTGGATCGCGTCGGGAGTGCAGCGGAACTCTTCGGCTGCCTCGTTGGTGGTCTTGCGGTTCTTCCGTGCCCACTCGTAAGCGATTGCCGCGACGGTGGACATGGTGCCACGCCCGGTCTCTTTCTTGCGCGGGGGCTGTGCCTTGTGCTTCGTCTCTGCAGGCCAGCATCCCATGCGCTTAAGCAACGCCCTGGTCTGGGCGGCCTTGTCGTAGAACGACTGCAACTTCGCCTCGGCCTGCGGCACGTGCTTGTCGATCATGTCGTGCAGCTCGTTGATGGGCGTCCGTGGGTTGTAAGGCGTGGTCATTTGGAGGGCTTCCAGACATTAATGCTGAACAGGTATTCCCAGCGCTTCTTATGATCCGCGAGACGTTCCTCGACGACCTTGCGCTCGATGGGGGTGAGTTGCTTCAGGCCGGGACGGCTGAGCTCAGGGCGGCGCTTCTGCTTAGGCATTGGGCGGGGTCTCCTTGGCGGCTTGCCATGCGTAATACGAAGCCCACCAGCGGTCGTGGTCGAACTCTTCGGCCATCTCGTTGGGACCGCACTCCAGCATGGACTTGTGCAGAGCATCCCCGGCTTTGATTAGACGCTCGTACTGCTCGACAGGCACGGCGGTCACGAAGGACGAGGCACGGAGCCGCTCGACCTCGGCCTTGAGCGCCGCGATCTCCTTCTCGCACGCGGCCACCGCCTGGTCGGCGATGTGCAGGGGAATCATCCGGCTGTGGTCGATGTCGCTCATAGCACGTTGAACCAGGCTCGCCCGGCGTTGATGCCGAACTTGATGACGCATCCGGCACAGTGCTGCTCGGCGGCGCGCGCGGCGTCGGCCAGCATCTGCTTGGCCTTGGACACGGAGAGGTCCTTCGTGTAGATCAGGCGGTTGATGTGCTCGACCTCGGTCGCCATGTGACGCGTGGCCATCTGGTGGTGGGTGAGGTTCATCGGGTGCGGTTCTCCATGTCGGCGATGACGCGCTCGTTATGCATGGCGACGGCGTAGGCCCGGTCGTGCTTGGCGATCCAGTGCTCGCGGGAGTGGGCGAGGCGGGTGACCTCGGCCTTCAGTTCGCGGTTCTCATCCATGTATCGGCCAAGGATGTTGGCCTGATTGGTGATGGTCGTGGACTGGTTGTCAGCCATCTTGCGAAGGGCCACGGCGTTCTTGTGCAGCTGACGGGCGACGCTCCAGGGGAAGAGCCACCAGAGGCGGGGAAGGGAGTCGGGTTTGACGATGAGCATGGGGTCGTAGGGTCGGTGGGATGGGTCAGGCATTGGCCGGTAGAGCGTGGATTTGTTTGCACAGTTCAACGACCGCTTTCTGAGAGCAGTTTCCGACGACGTCATCGGTGATAGGCGTGTCGTAAGTGATGCCCTCCTTGGTCATGACGGCCACTTCCCAGTTGTCGTTTTCGTTGCCGTAAGAGAACGGAGTCTTGATGATGCTGGCTCCGTAGCCGTTCGGGAACATGATCCAAGCGCGCTCGCCCTGGTAGTAGTGCTCGAACATCACGGCCTTGATGGCCTTGAAGGACTTCGGGGGTTTATCCATCATGACAATCTTGGACGACTGGTCCATCTTGTCCGAATTGGCAGGGGTGTTTTCCATGGCCTTGCTGATGCGGTCGATTTGCTGGAGCAGTTTGACCATCTCGTTTCTGAACGTGGAGGGCTTAGCCATGGCCTTACTGCGCGGCCTCCCATGCGATGACCTTGGCTTCGGCGTCGGTCTTCCAGTTGCCACGGAACTCCACGACCATGTCGTAGGCCGTGAACAGCGAGGCGATGCGCTTCTTCCCAATCATGCCGGCGAAGTCGCCGGAGGTGGGAGCGTGGTCCACGCGGTCGATGCTGGTCCTGCCGTTGAACAGGATTCCGTACAGCTCGTAAGAGGCACGGTCCTTGGCCTTGGCGCGGCGTTCGATGAGGATGTCCTTGGCCGCCTGAAGGCGGACGGGATCGGTGATGCTGGTGGGTTTGTATTTCATGGTGCGGGAGAGATTAGTAGCGGTCGATGATCGTGAGCAGGTCCGGGCCGTCGCAGAGCGCGAGGATGTAGAGGGCCAGCGCGAGGCCAGCTAGGAGGGCGATGATGAGTTTCATGTGCGGGAGGAAAACAAACTACACTGACCACCCTCAGCGTCTACCCTAATCGTTTACAATTTGCCCCCGCCGATTATAACCCCCACTCTCCCCCTATTCCCGCACGTGTTCACCCTCCGTCCCTATCAGTCCGCCGCCGTCGACCAAGTCCGCGAAGCCTTCCGCCAAGGCCGCAAGCGCCCGCTCCTGGTCGCCCCGACAGGCTCCGGCAAGACGGTCATCTTCTCCTACGTCACCGCCAACGCCGCCGCCAAGGGCAACCGCACGCTCGTCCTCGTTCACCGCGCCGAACTGCTCAACCAGACCCACGCCGCCCTCTCTCAGCTGGAAGTCCCCCACGGCCTGATCGCGGCAGGCAAGACCTCCGACCCTTCGCACCTGACGCAGGTCGCCTCCGTGCAGACTCTCATCCGCAGGCTCGACCACGTCCGACCGCCCGACCTCATCGTCATCGACGAAGCCCACCACGCCACGGCAGGCGCATGGGCAACCGTCCTGGCTAAGTGGCCGCAAGCCCGGGTGCTCGGCGTCACCGCGACTCCGCAGCGCCTTGACGGCAAGGGCCTCGGCGAAGTGTTCGACGACCTGATCCGTGGGCCTGAAGTGGCCGACCTCATCGGACAGGGCTTTCTCTGCCGGCCACAGTACTTCGCCCCCAAGACCGTAAGCATGGACGGCGTGCATAAGACAGCCGGAGACTTCAACCGCGCTGAGATGGCCGAGCGCATGGACAAGCCGACCATCACCGGCGACGCGGTCACCCACTACCGCAAGTACGCTGACGGCCTGCCTTGCGTGGTGTTCTGCACAGGCATCAAGCACGCCGAGCACGTGGCCCAAGCGTTCAACGCTGCAGGCTACCGCTTCGCAGTGCTCGACGGCACGCTCTCAACCGAAGAGCGAGCCACCCGAGTCCAGTCCCTGGGCAACGGCAAGCTGCATGGCCTCGTGACCGTCGACATCGTCTCCGAGGGCTTCGACCTGCCCATCGTGGCCTGCGCCGTACTGCTCAGGCCGACGGCCTCCCTGTCCCTGCACCTCCAGCAGGTGGGCAGAGTCCTCCGCGTCAGCCCGGGCAAGCCCCGCGCCATCATCCTCGACCACGTAGGCAACTGCAGGCGTCATGGCCTAGCCGAAGAGATCCGCGACTGGTCGCTCGACGGCATCCGCAAGCGGGGCAAGAAAGGCCAGCAGGACGACGTCCAGAGCACCCGCCAGTGCCCGCAGTGCTATGCCGTGCATACCCCGAGCCCGAACTGTCCGCAGTGCCTGCACGTCTACGAAATCAAGGACCGCATCCCTGACGTGGTCGACGGCGAGCTCGAAGAGCTGAAGGCACGCCAGCAGATCCGTGAGCGCAAGCGGGAGCAGGGCACGGCTCAGACCCTCGAGGACCTCATCCGCGTCGGCAAGGCCCGGGGCATGAAGAACCCCTACGGCTGGGCGCACAACGTGTTCAGGGCACGGCAGAAGAAGTGAGCGAGCAGGGCGTACAGCAGGCCATCAGGCTGGCCCTCGGGACTCATCCAGGGATTAAGGTCTTCCGCAATAACGTCGGCGCCTTCAAGGCACCCGATGGCCGCGTCATCCGTTACGGCCTCATCACCGGCTCGGGCGACCTGATCGGCTGGCGGTCGCTGGTCATCACCCCCGACATGGTCGGCACGACCGTCGCTCAGTTCGTATCCGTGGAGGTCAAGACCCCCAAGGGCACCGTCCGACCCGAGCAGCAGACGTGGGCAGACAACGTCCGCAAGGCCGGGGGCATCGCCGTCATAGCCCGGTCGGTCGAGGATGTCAGGTTCTTGCTTGCGGACTGAACCAGCCCGGGCAGACTGATGGCAGTAAACCCCCCGGCCCTCTCGCAGAAGGTTTCTCTCGGGGGGTCTTCTTATTTCCCGCTTGCCTGACCCCAGCCCTAGGGACACCGTTGCCAATCCCGCACCCTATGGCATCTCGTCTCGACTTCGCCGCCGTCAACTCGGCTGCTCTCTCATCCCTCGAATCGCTCTGCATGGAGTGGTTCCCCGCTGGCAAGAAGGACGGCCACGAGTTCCGCATCGGCTCCATCAACGGAGAGCCCGGCTCGTCGATGTCCATCAACCTTATCACAGGTCGCTGGGCTGACTTCGCCGGTGACCTCAAGGGCTCCGACCCGATCAGCCTGCTGGCCGCCGTGCGCGGATGCAAGCAGGGCGAAGCCGCCAAGGAACTCGCCGACCGTCTGTCCCTGGGCAACCTCACCGCCATCGCTCCGAAGGCCGAGTACGAGTCCAAGCCAAGCGCCGCGAGCGAGTGGGAACCCCTCGCCCACGCTCCCGATGGTTGCCACGAGCCCGACCTGAACCATTACAAGCACGGCCATCCTGTGGCCACCTGGCCTTACCTCACCGCTGACGGCCACCGCGTCGGCCTGATCTGCCGCTTCGACCTGGCTGACGGCTCCAAGGAAGTCCTGCCCATCACGTGGTGCCGCCATGTCTCCGGCAAGGAAGGCTGGCGCTGGAAGTCCTTCGCCAAGCCCCGCCCTCTCTACAACCTGCCTGCCCTGTGCAAGGCCGACCCCACCGCGTGGGTCCTCATCGTCGAGGGCGAGAAGACCGCCGACGCGGCCTCTCGTCTGCTGCCGAACCTCACTTGCACGACGTGGTCGGGTGGCTCCAAGGCCGTCAGCCTCGCCGACTGGTCTCCCCTCTCTGACCGCCGCGTCCTCTTCTGGCCTGATGCCGACGAGCCCGGGCGCAAGTGCATCGAGCTCATCCGCAAGCAACTGCCCAACGTCCGCATCGTCACCCCTCCCGCTGGCGTGGCCGAAGGATGGGACCTCGCCGACGCTGAGTCCGAAGGATGGACCACTGACCAGGTGCGCGCTCACATCCGGGGCGAACCTAATGTCCGCAAGGATGCGGAGAATACGCCCCCCGAATCTCCGCACGTGCCCATGCCTCCCGAAGTGCTCGAGGCCATGGAGTACGCAGCCCTGCCGAGCGAACCAGACCCCACTCCCGAAGTGCCGTGGCCGTTCCGCGTCCTCGGACATGACGAGGGCGTCTACTTCTACCTGCCCGACTCCAGCCAGCAGATCGTGGCCCTGTCGGCCAACGACCACAAGCACCTGCCGTTCCTCCGCCTTGCCGGTGCCAACTGGTGGGAGTCTCACTTCCCCTCCCGCGAAGGCGCTGACTGGAAGGCAGCAGCCAACGCTCTCATCCAAGCCGCTCACCGCGAGGGCATCTTCTCTCCCCGCCGCGTCCGTGGCCGTGGCTGTTGGGTCGACGGCGAACAGGTCCTGTTCCACGCTGGCGACCGCCTGCTCATCGGCAACGAAGAGCGCACCATCCCGTCCTTCAAGTCCAAGTGGATCTACACGCAGGGCCAGCGCCTAGAGGCTGACCAGGCTGAACCTATCTCGAACGCCGAGGCCGCGCGTCTCATGGCCCTCACCGACATGATGAACTGGAAGGAGCCCATCTTCTCCAAGTTCTTCGCTGGCTGGTGCGTCATCGCTCCCATCTGCGGCGTGCTCGGCTGGCGTCCGCACATCTGGGTCAACGGCCCCTCGGGCTCCGGCAAGACGTGGCTCCTAAACAACATCCTCGACCCGCTCGTCGGTCGCCTTGCGCTGCAGGTGCAGTCGGCCACCACCGAAGCCTTCATCCGTCAGCGCCTCAAGTCCGACGCTCTCCCGGTCATCTTCGACGAGGCCGAGTCCGAGGACAAGCGAGGCCAGATGCGGATGCAGTCCATCCTCGAGCTCGCACGTGCCGCCTCAGCTGAGACCGGCGCAGGCATCGGCAAGGGCTCCGCCTCCGGCAAGGCCATGGAGTATCAGATCCGCTCGTGCTTCGCCTTCGCCTCCATCGGCGTGGCCGCGAACCAGCGCGCCGACACCAGCCGTATCACGTCCCTCGAACTGCGGAAGGACAACACCGACGGCGGACGCGAACGCTTCGAGCAGCTGAAAGCCCTGTGGGCCGAGACCGTGGCCCGCCCTAACTACGCCGAGGGCATCCGCTCCCGTGCCCTGGCTAACGCCCTCTCCATCACCGCCAACGCCCGGACCTTCGCCAAGGCCGTGGCCGTCAAGCTAGGCGATCAGCGCATCGGTGACCAGTTGGGCGCTCTCCTATCCGGTGCCTTCTCCCTGACCTCGACGCGAGTCCTGTCCCTCGAGGACGCCACCGCTTGGGTCGAGAAGCAGAACTGGCACGGCTTCATGCCCGACGAGGCTGACCAGGACGAAGTCCGCGCCCTCGCTTGGCTCCTTGATAAGTCCATTCGCTTCGAGCAGGGCGACCATACCTACACCCGCTCCATCGGCGAACTGGTGCAGGCTTACTACTCGACCGAGGTCACCGTCGACGAGGCCGACAACCTGCGCCTCAATCTGCAGCGCTCGGGTATCCGACTGGAGGACGACACAGTCGCGATCTCCAACCATCACCCGGCCCTGCGTACCCTGTTCATGGACACGTCCTGGGCGGATAAGTGGAAGGATCAGTTTGCAAGAGTACCGGGCGCGGCCCACGTGGCGGGCGTCCGTTTCGGTGCGTCCATCCATCGTGCGGTGCGGATTCCGAGGTCGGCTTTCCTCGACTAAGGGTCTGTTGCAACAATTCTGCCTACATCTGCAAACGTGCTAAACGTCTGCAGTGGTAAGGCTTTATGACTGCAAGTCGGTGTTTGCAACTTCCCCACGATATAGCCCCCTTTATAGGATACCCTCTCCTATCCCCTCCCCTTTTCCCTCTCTCTATATATATCTATCTATATAGTTGTAGGTAGTAGTAGTAGTCGTTCGCAAGTCCGCTGGTAGTCAATGGGTTAACGTGTTTGCAAGTCCTGCAAACGCCTGCAAACAGACGCAAACGATGGATGCGGGGTTATAGTTTCACTTCAGCCCATCCTGACCCCTACAACCTGATCAGTGGCCGAGACTCAGGACAACATCCCGCAGGCGCATATGCGCGCAGCTGATGCCCACTTCGATTCCCTATCGAAGGCTGAGCAGAGGAAGGCACGGGCCTCCGGCTACCGGCCTTACCGCGAACTGCCCAAGTCTGGCGATACAGTCATGGAGCTGAACGAAGCCAGGGCGTGCTGGCGACTAAGGCAAGACGAGGGAGAGGACGCGACCACCAGACACCAGACGTATGACCGGGCAGAGGTGCTCACCATCCTGCGCGTCATGCTCGACTCAATCGGATCTCGCCGCTGCCCCTACCTACGTGGACAGACGGAGGTGGTACGCATCGGACTTGGACTCGGCTCCAAACACAGCATGAGATCCATCGCGAAGATGATGGGGCTGAGTGCAGTCTCATCGGTGCATGAGCAAATTGCGTGCTTCCGGCGCCGTTACCAGGGGGGCTTGCGACGTGCACGCGGGGACCGTGGTTAGAGGCCATAAAGGGGCTTCTAAGGAATCTTTTGCCTACCCCCCCAAGGCCGCGTGGCTTGCCAC